AGTCATTAATGTATCATACTGTAAAGTACCACTACCAAATAACTGCGTGTTTTGAAATTTGCCACGCGTGTTAGCTATGTTAATTTTTACAAGTGCTTTTGCATATTCCATTACCCAACGTTCTTTCACTAAGTCTTTAATAGGTCTTTCCATTCTACAGCTAATCATAGCCCAGTACCTATCTTTATTAGCAAGTTTGGGATCAGGTGTAATACGCAATACTTGTGTACGTGGATCAAATCTAAAGTAAGGTTGCTGTGCAAATACTTTTTCACGAGTCTTTAACCAATCTTTTAAAATATGCCACGATATAACATCAAACGCTTTACTACCTAAGCTGTATGCAAAGTGCATTTGTTGAGCCATTGATTGCTCAATAGTAAACAATGTATTAACACCATTATTAGTGCCCACATTAAACGAGGTAACATCGATTACTTTTCTATAATCGTTTAAATCCACATCCCACCCAGATTGAAATGTATCATCTAGTGCTGATATTTCTGGATTCAATGTGTTATTAACAAGAGAGTCTATTTTTATGCCCTTTCCAGCAGTATAAAGATTAGAATCAAACACAATTAACTCTTCTGTACCTGGAGTAAATTTTGTATACAACTCTATAGCATATGCTATCATATCGTATGTAGCAACACACGCTATTTCAAGATTAATTACAGGAGCACCAAGCTGAAAAAAGATACGCTCTGCAAGCATGTCATAACTCTTAATACGACTGTTTAAATTAGTAGATAAGAAATCTGCAGGCCCGGTAGCTGGAGTATAATTGTATGTAGCTGCTTTTTTAGCTTGCGAAAATGTGTATGTGCTACCAGGTTGTACTACACCGGTATCGAGCGTTACAGTTATAAAGCTTGTCTCCTGCCCACTTAACGACAATACAACGTTGTTAGTTACACCATTACCATTAACATACCAACCCGGTTGTACTTGATTTAAATTAGGAGCAGTCGGACCATTTGGATCCCACTGATTATTAGCAGACGCAGAAAACCCGGTAGTACTAAAAAATATTAACGTGGTGCCAGTTACACTATTTACATTAGTGTATGCTATAGTCGGATTGTAATCGTATGCCATACGATTATACTTACTTACCGTCTAATAGTTTTAATAATGTATCCAGTACTTCTTGAGCACTAATAAACGCATCTTGATTGTAGTCACACTGCTCCCACAACCAAAATTGCTTGTCTCTTAAGTAGCGACTATCTTTTAACATATTAAGGTTGCGGGTATATCCAAAGATCTTAGGGTCTGATTGACCGAATATAACAATACCTCGTTTAAGCTTATAATATGCGCATAAATGCTGTAAAAAACTATCTATAGATATCCATGTATCGCTTTCTTCTACAAGATTTTTTATTTGAGTGAGTGATAGGTTTTGCCTAAAATCAGTAACTCCTTCTACAACTGTGTCTTTAGTAGAGCCTATTTGAACAATTTTAATATTAGCGTTATTTATTAATGCTACTAATTCTTTCCAATAAGGAAAGTTCTTAGGATTTACTTTACCATTGCGTAAATTTTGGGCGTATGGACTTATTAGTACTTGTTTCATGATGCGTAAGCTGCTTTATATGCTTCTGTTAAGGTTTTCTTCCAATTGTTGTGATCCATCCAAGCATATATATTAAATTCAGATACCTTTACAAATGCTGCACAATCTGCTATGCTTATTACCTCTATACCTTCTTCACCCTCAAACACTGCAGGATAACAAGCACCGATAATAAGTTTAGCATTCTTGTTTTTTTCTTTAATATCGGGTAGTGCTGCTCTAAAAGCATAATGGTCACCAATACCACTATCTAATGGTATTACTTTAATTTGCTTGGTTTTAATGTTCCATTTTTTTATATACTCCATGAATATAGCTTCATCATCTTGGAACTGTTTAATTTGATTATTACTTCTAATACCACCAGCCCCGTAACGCATATGCCAAGTCTTAACACCGGTTAAAACCACCAACTTCCAGCCAGCCCTTACCATTTCGTATGTAAAAATAGTTTCTTCTCTATGACCCACTTTAGATAATTTTAAATCGTAACCATGCTTTCCAGCTTCTTTACGAAACAAAAACGTACTACCTTGTAAATGATCTACATCAATAAATGAGCGTGTGCTAATATCTCTCCACTGTATGTTCATTCCTAAAAATATATCTTCTATTTTATTAGAGGCTAATTTATTGCCGATATCAGCTTTAGGGTCTAATATAAGTGGCCCAACTGCACCAATTTTAGGGTCTGTATGTATATGAGTGTATAATTCTGATAACGTATTAGTTTCCATTATATTATCATCATCTAAACGCCAAATAAACTCTGATGTGGTGTCAGTTAATGCTTGTTGATGGTTCCATATTTGACCTTTACGTTGACCGGGTTTAACTTCCCAGTTAATATTCATTCTGTTTAAAAGAGTGAATATATTTCTGTATATCTCATTCTCTCTTAAATCTTCCATTACATCATTATCGTCATATATAATAAGACGGTAAGGTTTGAGTGTTTGGTTAGCTAGTGAAGTTAATACTAATGGTAGTGTTGTACTAAACCTACCCTTAGTTGAAACTGTTGCTGTAACTTTGTCTGTTATCATGTTGATTTATGTGCTTGTATTAAAATTTGATCAGGCTCTTGTTTCTGTGTACCACTTATAGTAAACCCACTATTAATAAAGGTCTGGCACACTACAGCCGCGTTAATAGTTTTTAATTGAACCACCACCCTACCACCACCACGTAGCACTCTATACCACTCATTAGTATAATTAGGTAACAACACCAAAGGTATATCTTCAAATGAATCTATTAGAGCAATTTCTTCAATTTTGTTATTGTCAAATGGTAATACACCCCAATCACCAATTATATCACCCCATGGTGCATCTTTATGTACTTTAATAAACGAACTTAACAAATTTGGATCGTTACGAGATGTTAAATGTAGTTTTGGACAAGAATTATATTTTTTTAAATTAACTAAACTGTTGCGTTTAAAAATTACACTACTATAATTTTCTACATTTTCAAAGGTGCCTTCAGCATAATGATAAATAGGAAAGTTACCAGCTACTATTTTATTATCCTTTCTTTCCAGGTTTGTATTATATGGTACAACCTGTACTTTAAATCCTTGTAGTTTTGCTCTAATACAAAAATCTATATCTTCCCCACTACCTGGTGAATATATCTCATCTAATATACCTACACTATTAATAACATTCCTACGTATCATAGCGCAAAAGAATATAATAAACTTTTGATTAGTAATTTTATCATCTTGCCACAAAGGGCCTGTAACCCCCATATATGAATCATCGTTAAATGGAAGTTCAAGCATTTCTAACCACTGATTAACGTTTTGATCTAAAAGTACTGTATCATTATTTAATAACACTACATACTCTCCTAAGGAAGCCTTAATACCTATATTAGTAGCTTTTGTGTATCCTAGCCCTTCTTTTTCATTAATAAGCTTAATACTTGGATATGTATTTGATAGATCCCTTACATAATCTGCAGTAGAATCCACACAACCATTAGCCACTACGATAACTTCAGTATTATTTAAATTCGTGTATTTAACAATACTTTGCAAGCACGGCTTAAGAAAATCATCTAAATGGTTATAAGTTGGAATAACCACACTGTATTTGGGTGTGTCCATGCTTTATATTATGATAGTCCATAGAAAAAGCAAGGAGTTACATAAATAATATAAGACATGCTACTCAAGCTTATAACACAAAATCCAATTACAGAAGGACTTGACTACCTTATTGAAGAGGGTAACAAGGACAAGCCAGCAACTATGTATATTACTGGTACTTATATGGTAGCTGGTGAAAAGAACCGCAACAATCGTATCTATGACATTAAAGAAATGGCAGAAGAGGTTAACCGGTATAATAGAGAATTTGTAAGCCAAAACCGCGCTATGGGAGAGCTTGAGCACCCACAAAGCGCTACGGTTAATAGTGAGAGGGCTTGTCACTTAATTACTGAGTTACGTATGGATGGTAATATTTGTCGTGGTAAGAGTAAAGTATTAAGTACACCATTGGGAGAAATTTTAAAAAGTTTAATTAGAGATGGTGTTAAAGTTGGTGTGTCTTCCAGAGCACTCGGTGAACTTGAAGAAAAAAACGGAGTTAATCATGTTAGAAACATGAAACTTATTACTGTCGATGTTGTTGCTGATCCTTCTGCTCCTGGAGCATTTGTTGATGGTATATTAGAATCTAAATCGTTTATCAATAAAGGTAACAACAACTACGAAGAAGTATTTAATGTTTTTGAAGGCAAACTTAAATCTTTACCGAAAAAAGATGTTGATCTCTATTTGAGAGAGCAAATCATTCAATTTATTAATTCAATTAAATAACATGAACACAAAGCAAAATATCGCTAAGTTTATTGACAATGTAGCTCGTAACGACTTTAAGAAAGCCGATAACATGCTTGCTGTTGTAGTAAACGAAAAATTAAAACAACGTATCCGTCAAGCTGATCAAAAGCTTTCCAAAGGATTTAAGTAATCTGGATATTAGTCCTGTTTTTTAACATCAATTTATATAAGTATACTATCATATATGAGCCAAGACATTAATTCTCTTTTAAAAGAAGCTACCAAGGATTTGCTTTCTGACGAAACACTTAAAGCTATTTCTGAAGCGATCGAAGCTAAGGCTTCTGAAAAAACACAGCTCGCTGTTGAAGCTGCTCTTGTAAAACAAGACGAAGACTATGCAAGCAAACTTGAAGCAGTATTAGAAGCTATTGATGCTGATCATACAGAAAAGCTCGATAAAATTGTTTCCCGTATTGATGAAGTGCATGCTGCTAAATTCCAACACGCTTTTAAGTCTCTTGACGAAACTCATAGTGTTAAACTAGTAAAACTTGTAAAACTTTATGAAAGTGCATTAAACAACGAGGCTAAAAAGTTTAAAGATACATTAGTAGAACAACTTTCTAATTATATTGATCTTTACATTGATAAAGCAATTCCTGCCCAACAAATTGCTGAAGCTACTGAAAATGCACGTTCGCGTAAAATTGTTTCAGAAGTAAAGCGCTTAGTAGGTCTTAGCGATGAATTTGTTAACGAAAATATTAAAGAAGCTTTATTAGATGGTAAGAATCAAATTGACGAAGCTAATGAACAAATTAAAAAGATTCAAGGACAATTACAGCTTGTAACTGAAAAAGCACATAACGCTGAAAAGCAATTATTCTTAGAGAAGAAATTAGAAAACTTTCCTAAAGCTAAAAAAGACTATATGGTTCGCGTACTTTCTGAAAAGAAAATTGAAAACATCAAAGAAAACTTCAATTACGTTGCAGAAATGTATGACAAGAAGGAAGAAGATGAAGTTCAAGTTCTTAAGGAATCCACAACACACAAAACTAAAGGTGTTGACGTGATACACCCAGAAGAAAAGAGAACATTAAATGAATCCAAATCTTATTCTTCAGCTGAATTATTTGCAGAAGAAGGTGCACAACAAGTTGCTAACCTTTACGTATCTGAATTTACTAAAAAGAAATACTAATAAATAAATCAGATTTTTTTACTTAAAGCCTCCAAAATGGGGGCTTTTTTTATAAGTATTTACTTAATAATGAAGTACTGCTATGTACTTGAGGCAAGTTAGTTTTTTAAAAAAATATTAGTTATGTCAAAATCAATCAAACCTTCACAATCTTACATCAATCAAGATCGTGCAGCGAGCTTACTTAAAAAGTGGGCCCCTCTGCTCGAGCATGCTGATGACGCAACTCCAGCGATCAAAGATGATCACACAAAGCTAAACACAGCTATTCTTCTTGAAAATCAAGAACAGTGGTGCTTAGGCGAAGCTTCCAACACCGCAGGTGCTGGTGGTTCATTTGGTAACGCCGGCTCAATGGGCTTCGGTGGCAAACCATCTGGTGACTTCTATGCTACTGGTGATGCTCGTCTGCCAAAGATCCTCATTCCGATGATCCGCCGTACTTTCCCAGAACTTATCACTAACGAAATCGTTGGTGTACAGCCTATGAGTGGTCCAGTTGGTCTCGCGTTTGCACTTCGTTATCGCTACGAATCAACTCCACTTGCTGGATATACTCCAGACGGTGGTACACAAACAACTGGTCAGCAAGGTTGGACATCCCAATCAGAAGGTACAGAAACAGGCTGGAATTACTTAAATACAGCTTACACAGGTACATCTGCTTCATGGTTGTCCGGTGGTGCTACAGCAATTACTGGTTCAGAATCATTCCAAATTTCAGGTCTCGCTAATGGTTCTGCTGATAATGGTATTGCACAAGCTTTAGCAAGTTTTGAATTAACAACAAACATCCCTCAGATGGTTGTTGCTTTTGAAAAGACTGCAGTTGAAGCTGGTACACGTCGTTTAGCAGCTCGTTGGTCCGTTGAGCTTGAGCAAGATCTCAAGAACATGAACGGTATTGACGTAGACAATGAATTAACGAACGCTATGTCGTACGAAATTCAGGCTGAAATCGACCGTGAAATGATTATCCGTATGTGCCAAGTTGCTATCAACGCTGGTTACGGTCAAGGATATTCAGTATGGTCTCCGATCTCGGCTGATGGTCGCTGGTTAGGTGAACGTAACCGTGATTTCTACGCACGTGTTATCGTTGAAGCTAACCGTGTTGCTATCCGTAACCGTCGTGGTGCTGCTAACTTCATTGTTGCTACACCTCGCGTTTGCGCAATGTTAGAAATGCTACCTGAGTTCCAGTGGTTCTCCGTACAAGGTAATGTCAACACTCAACCTGTTGGTATTGCTAAGGTCGGTACTGTTGGCGGTCGTTTCAACGTTTACCGTGATACACGTACAGAAGCTCAATATCAGACTCTCGCTCGTTCAAACCCATTAGAGTATGCTCTATTAGGTTACAAGGGTGCTGAGTATTATGATACCGGTATCGTTTACTGCCCATACATTCCAGTATTGGTACAACGTACAATCGGACCTAATGACTTCAGCCCACGCGTTGGTCTTATGACAAGATACGGTGTAATCGACCATATTTTTGGTGCTGCACTGTACTATCATTTGATCATTGTAACAGGATTACATCAATCCTTTACGCCTGGTACACAGTCTGTATTCCTCTAAGATTTTTAGAGTATACAAGATTAAAACTAAGAACCCGAGCAGAAATGCTCGGGTTTTTTTATGTATCAATATATAGGATAGAGTAGAGTTTGTAGGAACTTATATAATTATTATATTATGCATATAGAGTCATTAAATACGGACGTACAACTCAAACAGTTTTTGGTTATGACGCCGCATGTTCGTGGACTTAAGAAGTCATCACCTCTTACACTACGAATTATTGAATTTGTAAAAAAACATAAACTATATCACCCAGACACTACAATACAGACATATATGCATTATATTCGGAATAATGTAACTTGTATACCCGTGTGCAAGGTATGTAATAATCATATACCGAATCTAGCACTAGGCTCTAATAGAGCACAACTATTCTGTAGTAAGAAATGCCAAGGTATAAATCAGCGTGGTCCAGATTACAAGGCCCCTATAGATGTTTTAAAATATACCGATGCAGAAGTGTTTGAGCTTGTTAGTTCAAAAAAATCGTTTAGCGGAATGATAAAGTCAGTTGAATGGGGTAAACGTGCTGCAAAATATATCAAAGACAACACGAACTTATCGCCGGATAAGTTAACACAAAACGAGATACTATACGTTATACGACGAGGGTTAAAAGACTTACCACAATGCATAAACTGCAATACCCCTATAAGAATTGTACCGCAGTATAATATTACAGGTAATGGTCGTAATGTGTTTAACATACTCTGTACAGAGTGTCATAAGAAGACTTCCTCCCATGAAAAGATAATACAACAAATGATTACAAGGATGGGTGTACAGTACGAATGTAACAAGCGCAGTATACTTAACAATCACAAGGAGCTTGATATTTATATCCCAAATAAAAACGTAGCAATAGAGATTAACGGTCTATACTGGCACAGTGAGGTACAAAATAATTATAACAAGTTATCAGACTGTACGAAGCAAGGAATTCGGTTAATACAAATATACACAGATGAAATCGATACAAAGTCAAAGATCGTATACTACCGTCTACGCAGCATACTAGGTTTAGTCAAGTACAAGATTGGTGCCCGTGAATGCGAAGTTAGAGAAATTGAACGACATGTAAAGAGCAAGTTTCTTAACAAATACCATTTACAAGGCAATGACAAGGCTCAGAAGTGTTTTGGTCTTTTTTACAAAAACCGGCTTGTATCCGTTATGACTTTTTCCTTACCTCGTATTGTCACTGGCCAGACAAAGGCATCGGAAAATACTTGGGAGCTTAGTAGATTTGCATTAATTAATAGTTTTTATATTATTGGTGGTGCAGGAAAAATATTAAACCATTTTATTCAGACATATAAACCGTCAAAACTATACAGTTACTGTGATTTACGGTGGTCTGAAGGTGGAGTGTATAAAGCTACAGGCTTTAACTTAATAAAATCAACAAAGCCTAACTACTGGTATTGTCTTGCTCCGCATTATAAGGAAAGACATCATCGGTTCAATTTTCGTAAATCAGAACTTAAGAGCAAGCTTAAATTATTTGATAATAATCTTACAGAAATTGAGAACATGACAAATAATAAACATTACCGGGTATTTGATTCCGGGCATTTACTTTTCGAGAAAAAAATCTTATAAATAGTTTTTATTGCTTATTTGTAAAAAATTGTAATTAAGTTACAATGAAAGAAACTACAATCTTAATACCAGCTTATAAACCTGCAGGTTTATTACAAACGTGTGTAGATTCAATAATTGCTAATACTGATTTAAATGTAGTAGACATATTAATTATATGTAATGGTAGTGACATTGAAAGTCTAAACTATATTATAGGGTTACAAAACCCAGCTGTTAAGTTTGCTTGGTATCCAGAAGCATTAGGATTTACTAAAGCTACAAATATAGGGCTTAAAATGGTTACAACTCCCTATATTATGTTAATGAACACAGATGTACAAATATTAAATTATTGGCCTAAGAATGCTTGGTTGCATGAACTTATATTTCCACTCAAAGAGGATAGTAATATAGCTGTTACAGGTATAGCGCCTATGGTGTTTATGCATAAAACATATTTTCCATTTTTTCATGTAGGTTTGTCACAAAATATAATGGAAAAAATGGGGTACCTTGATGAAGGTTTTAGTCCTGGTTATGGTGAAGATTTAGATTATTGTTTAAGAGTGGAACAAGCAGGTTATAAGCAAAAACTTATAAATTATGACAATGCTACAGTAGCACTTCACGATAAAAAAATGTTTACTTCACCCTACCCTATATACCACCCAGGCCAAGGCTCATTTAAAGAGTTAGGGCCCGAGCTAGCGTATAAAGGATATGAAAGAGTAACAATGAAACACTCTGACTTTATATCAATGGCAGTTCCACTTACGTAAGGCTAATGCTTTACGAGTTGGTTTACCGTTTGGTTTTTTCATTGGACCTTTAACACCGGACATTCTTGCACAAAAGCTTTTACGTCTTTTAGCGGCTTTACTACCATGTTTTAATTTGCTTGGTTTAGTAGTAACAGCCATAGATAAATGACTACCCGGGTGACTATGACGGTAACTCATAATACCTTTATGATTAAGACCCCCAGATGGGGATTTACCGGCTTTCTTTTGCCACGTAGGTGCATGTCCTTCTATAGGTAACGATTCGGTGAACTCTTTTAATAATTGATTATATTTTGCTTCAAATGCTACGAACATATATATTATTTATGTTTTAGAGTAAATATAATCAATGAGCAAGAAAAAGAGACTGCAAAAGCAGAAGCTAACTCAAAACAGTTCAGAAAATATACCTGCTACTAAAGACACAAGTGTCTTAGTGCATCAGGCCGATAAACTGGCAAGACCAGTAATGATACGACAAAGGCCGGATTTAACAAACAAACAAAAAGATTTTCTTAAACTCGCTTTAGACAATCACACAAAAATAGTATTTTTAACTGGTCCCTCTGGTAGTAGTAAAAGTTTTTTAGCTACATTAGCTTCACTTGAATTGTTAAATTTAAAGAAAGTTTCTGATTTAATCTACATACGTAGTATAGTGGAGAGCTCTGATAATAAAATGGGATACCTCCCGGGAGACGCTAATGAAAAGCTAACTCCATATCTTGAACCATTAATGGAAAAACTTGATGAATTACTAATAAAAGCCGATATTAATATGCTTATGAAAGAGAACCGTATTGAAGGTAAACCAACGGGATATCTTCGCGGCCTTTCATGGAATGCTAAAGCTATTATTATGGATGAAGCTCAAAACAGTACTTTTAGAGAATTAACCACATTATTAACCCGTGTGGGGCAATTCAGTAAACTATTTATTTGTGGAGATCCGATGCAATCGGATATTAATGGTAAATCAGGGTTTGAAAAAATGTGTAACGTGTTTAATGATATTGAAAGTCAAGATAAAGGTATCCACGTCTTTACGTTAACAGAGGCAGATATCGTGCGTAGCGAAATCGTTAGATACATTGTAAAAAAACTAGAACTTTACAACAAAAAAACTTAAATTTTATAACCCCGTGAGTTCCCGGGCGAATAAAAAATAATTTTTAATTAGAGATAAAAAAATAAACACCCGTACAATACGTAAATAATATTCCTTGTACTTTAACATATGATCTTCGACGAACAAATTTCTCGTAAACCTAATAACTATCCCTGGACTGAAGAGTTTATTGAATCTATGCATAATGGATTCTGGACTCATAAAGAGTTTAGTTTTAAGTCAGACGTGCAGCAGTTTAAGGTTAAACTCAATGACCAGGAAAGAGAAATTATAATCCGTACTTTATCAGCTATTGGTCAAATTGAAGTAGCAGTAAAAACGTTTTGGGCTAAGCTTGGCGAAAACCTACCCCACCCTTCTTTGCAGGATTTAGGTTATGTAATGGCAAATACAGAAGTAATCCATAACAATGCTTACGAAAGACTACTTACTGTGCTTGGATTAGAAGATGTGTTTGAAGAAAATCTTAAACTAGAATGGATCCAAGGCCGGGTTAAGTATCTCAAGAAATATACTCACCGTTATTACAAAGATAAAAAGAAACAATACCTTTACGCGCTTATACTTTTTACTTTGTTTGTAGAGAACGTATCATTAATGAGCCAGTTCTATGTTATTAATTGGTTTGCCCGTAACAAGAACGTACTCAAGGATACTGATCAGCAAGTTAAATACACTCGTAATGAAGAGCATATACACGCACTTGTTGGTATAAAAATTATTAATACAATTAGAGAAGAGTATCCAGAACTCTTTGATAAAGAACTTGAAGATAGAATTCTTTCTGAAGCTAGAGAAGCGTACGAAAGCGAAGCAACAATTATTGACTGGATGGTTAACGGTATTAAGGAAGACGGACTGTCTGCACCTCTATTAAAAGAATTTGTAAAGGAGCGTATCAACGAATCATTAGTTAGTATCGGCTTCTCTATTGTTTTTGATACAGATGCTAAGGCTGTTAAAGAGACCGCTTGGTTTAGTGAAGAACTACTCGGTAATAATATGACCGATTTTTTCCATTCTCGGCCTGTTG